CCTTTCATTTTTTTGTAAAAAAGATTTTGGTCGCTGCCAGCTTACATCGAAATCAATATTTGTCCCCCTATCTGTTGGCTTCGCTTTGTCGTATACCATCCACGCAGATGTTACTGAGTCTTTTGTTTTACCCTGATCAGCACGAAATACAGGCCGAGGATTTAAAACGATTAGATTCGATAAAGGTTTTTCCAATAAAAACTCAGATCTCGCCCGTGTGGGCTCAAGAAATGTTAAGCGGTCAAGAATAATAAGACCGCGATTAGCGAGTTCAAAACCCGGCTCGATAACCCATTGAATATTTTCTCGCACACCCTGGGTAATCGCCACGGTCCAATCGAAGTCAGGGAGATTTCTCCACCAAGAAGTATCGAGGTAGTCGGTATCACAATTGGCTCGAATACAGTCCGTGTGTCCCATCGACTTTAACTGAGCCTCTAGTTGTCCGTCTGTGTCAAGAGGTAGGACAATCCTCCCAGACACAAGGTTTTTTTCCGTAATAGGATTAATAATATTGTCGGGTACTTTATAAAAGCTCATGGAAAGTGATGATTTACTACGACAACTACGTGAGTATATGACGATCGAACAAGAGTTTTATCATCATAGATTCATGTCTCGTGCACGAAAAATCGAGAAGGCAGAGGACTTTGTAGAGATCTTAGACCTGCTTCACGCAAACTACCTTGTTCAGAAAAGACTTTTCCAAAGTCTCGCAAAATCTGTCGCAGACTCTGGAGTAGAGCTTCCTCCATTAAGCGACTTGCTTAAGCAATAAAAAACCGCCGAGAGCACTTCGGCGGTTTGGTGTGTGTGAGTAGCCTCTAGATTACACCGAAAGACCCGCAGCTTTCAAGGCTTCCTTCTGTTCCTTTGTCAGTTCTTTAGAATTGTCTGACGTGGGTTCTGGAGGCGCTAAGACCTTCCGCTTTAGATCCCTCCAACTGAGGATTTGCTTCATCGAAGGCTGCTTTGATTTCGGCATGATCAGTTCCAAGAGGTAGTTCAACCAAATTCGCACCGGAGATATGAGAACGAAGTGCACTTGATACCAAGTCTCCTCCATCGCTTTGGAGCCACTCGTTAATATCTTTGATGAGAGTTTTCTCTTCGTCGTCTTTAACTGGACGGTCAACAAACTCAAGCACGTTGTAATTAACTTTACCTGTATCTGCGCCGGTAATCGGATCAGTTTGAGTAAAGCTTCTTTGAACGAACTTAGTTTGAGTTACGACTTCCGCAACGTTGATGCGGTTGTTGTAAAGGGTTTGGAAATATGAGATGAAGTTCTTTTGACTGCTTTTACCAGAGATAACAGCAGTTGATACGCATCGACTAGGTAACAAACGATGAGTAGGGTCCACACCAATAAACGCAACCCTGATGAATTCTTGACGGTTTCGCATTCCAAGGTTCCCATAGAAGGGAGTAAACCCGAGCAATACAAATGAAATAGGGATTCCGTTGTCATTGGAATCTGTGATTGCTTGATCGGGATCCGTATCCGACTTCCAGCGACGCTGCTGAAGATCGATACGGAGCGTGTGCGGTGGGACTTGGCAGAGAATCTCATCAGCCGCAAATTGTCCAGCGATAAAGACCATGATTAATC